GGGCTGGATTCTACTTAGCTTGGTGTCCACTGTCCATTTTAACATCTGACTGCATAAGTAAATGCCCACTACTGCTAGTGCAGTTGCAGTTATTGCTCTTAATAATTTTGGCCACAGTGTTGATGACTGAGCCTCCATTGGTAAGTTTTGCATAACTTTTCTCCTTTCGGTGTATATAACGCCATAGTGGATTCACCTACTATAGCTTATTTCTTGGAAAATATCAACGATTATGGCTTAATCGTCAGGTTGATGATAATCTAGATTTACTGAGTTCAACTGGATCAGACCTGGTGTCTAGATACAGTCCTTTGGCTTGAAGAATGGCTAGGTTACGACCTTCGATGATGCCAGCCCTGATAGCTTCTCCTGTGACGTCTGAGGTGGTGGCTTGATTGATGATCTTGGCTATGCCCAGGTTGCTGTCATCATTGTGTACCTGATGCAGCCCAGTGGCAAAACTGATTACGCTACTAACTGATCCCTTGAGTTCAATGTTGCCAGTGGTGGGATCGGCGATTTCAGCTAATTTTAAATTTAACTTTTCTTCTCGCAGCTTGCTGTACATATTGTTGAAAGCATTATTGCCACTGGCAATATCTGCTGCTAGTTGACTGTTGGTGGGATTGATAAATGGTGCTGCTGCTGCGTCAATGGCAGCGGCTGCTGATGCTTCTTGAGCAGGATCACCTACTGCACTCTGTGCTGCTTGTATGGCATTGATTAATGCTTGTCCTTGTGCAGTGCCGGCTATGGTATTGTTCAAGGTCTGTATGGTAGCCATTCTGGTCAGGTACCCATCACCTGTTAGTGCACCCACCATGTTGGTCATCTGTGGATTACCAAATGTACCACTACCAGATCCCACATTGGTCAGTGCTGCCGCTGCAAAGGCAGTAAACGCAGCTGGCGTTAGTGCTTGTATAGCAGTGGTAGGACTATTACGTAATTGTTCCAGTGTTGACCCTACGTCATGAAAACTGGTAAAGTTATGATTGTAACCAGTTAGATTGAATAGCTTGCCACCTAGATCTGACATTAATGGAATACCAATGGCTGCTGCCGCAGTGGCGCCTAACACATTGCGACTGGCCAGTGCGTCGCTGAATTTGCTGATAGCGAAACCTGTGGCTGCTGTTAACCCGGTAGCAGCCACAATGTCAGCAAACTTCTTGCTCGGCAATTCGTCCATGGCCTTGGTTAGACGTGCAGGATCTACTGCACCTGTCATTAGAGTTTCGTAACTGATGTCGTACTTTTCAAGATGGCCTAGCACATCAGTGCCTAGTCCTTGATTTACCAAATTTGAAACTATACTGGTTGGATTAAACGCAGTTAATGTGTCTGTGACAGATCCATAAAAGGTTCCTAGATTGTTTTTCAATCCTGACACTACGTCGTTAAATCCTGCTCCAGCACTGCCCGATCCTTGTACTTGTGCCCATTGTTCAGGAGTCCAGCCTTCACTGGGCATGCCAGGAAACTGACTGGTCACACCTCCAGTTAATGCATCGCCCCAGGTTTTAACTGTGAACCCTAATTCACCTTCATTGATGTTGTAGCCTTTAAGTGCTTCTATGCTGCCCGATAAATTAAAAGCATTGTCTATATAACCAGCGGCCGCACTGAATGTTTCAGTAAGACCTCGAGCACCATTGGCCATGAGATTGGTACCCTGCTGCACAATGCTACCGAAGAAGTTATTATTGTTGATGTTAACGCCCGGTGGCAGTGGTCCTACAAAATCGGGATTGGCCATGCCAGTCAGAAAGTTAGGAATTTGTGCTATGCTTTGACCAATGGCTGTGGTAGCTACTCCTATGCCAGCACCTAGCACACCTTGAGCAGCACCGGCTACACCACCGGTTAATAGTCCGGTCACAGCACCGGCTACAAAAGGATTAGCTTGTAGGCCAAATCCTTGTATGAGTCCACCGGCTGCAATGGCCAATAAAGGCGTACATAATTTACACATTTAAATATTTATGCCCTTAAATCAGCGGGTAGATTCTCTCCGCGAGCTCCTGCTACCTGTAGATTAGAGCCAGTATAAGAGTACATCACACGAGCAGCACCTTTTGGACCACGACCATTATAAGCTATGTGTACCCAGTTTCCTTCATAGATCAGCTGACTGTAGGCATAATTATTCAACATGTGTTTGAATATGGCCTTGTTGGCTTCTGCACTGCCAGCGGAAATATCCACAGCACAACCTAGTCTGTGATCGCTGGCATTGCTGCTGCCTAAGGTTAGGTCATAGGCCACAGTTCTAAACCCACTGTTGATTTTGAACTTGTACCCGTCGTCGGTTAATCTGTCTAAAATGTTCAAGCACAAAGCTATCCAGTTACACTCTATTTGTTCCTTGGTCAAGCCATCTTGTGCTACAATAGCCATCTTGCTGTCTGCTAGTTTAAAATACTTGCTGACTTTGCAGCCTTCAGGTGGCACTGCCACTGGTGTAGGCGCAGATTGTCCCGGCACAGATCCTGGTGGTTCTTCATGATAGCCTGGCAAGCTAGCACTAACACTGCGCTCTTGTGATGCCAGTGATTCAATACCTTGTGTGGTGTTTTCAAATACCACACGCCCTTCAACATTGATTGCACCCGGCGGTAATACCATGGATGGTATTTGATTCTGTGGTTGTATGTTAGGCAGTTGATTGCCAACTTGGACATCACAACTGCCAGATACTGCTGGATCAAGACAGGCAGCTACATCACCTTGTCTGACCATTTTGCGTCCATTGACCAAGACCTGACAAGCACCGGTGGTCACAGGATTTGGAATTTTATGACGTTTGCCTGCCAAGTGTGGTACAACAATATCGCCCACACGTACTGCCTGAGCGCCGTTGACTTGTACGTCACAACTGCCTATGCAGCAGGTGCCGCCTAGCCCAAATATATCACGTTTGGCTCTAACGGCACCGGGCATGTTTACTCAGCATTAACCACTGTAACATAGTGCTCGCGCATTTTTTCATGAGTGCGACACACTGTGATCACGTGTTGATCTCTGTACAGTAAATTTTCTAGGTCAGCATCCAGACCAAACATGGCCTGTAATAAACCAATACCGTCAGGACTGGTTACCACAATACATGGGCGACGCAGTTCATAGTGACCTCCCTCGGCGTTGACTAATTCACCAACAACCTCGTCGCCACTGATTAATTTTAGATTGATAATATCGCCTGGGGCATATTTGAGTTTTTCTACTAGCATGTTATACCTTGAATTTCGCTAATTCTACATCGCTGAGTTGACTGAGTCCATGATACCCATTTTCAACTAACAGCTTGCCATCTCGATAGATTTGTGGCACAGTTCTATGGCCTTGGCTCATGATGAATTCACGAGCAGCAGGGTCTAGGTCTACACGCACTTCTTCATAGGCAATATTTTTCAATTTCAGTAAATTTTTCGCACGATCGCAAAATGGGCAATCTGCTTTGCTGTACACTGTTAACATTAGGCTTTCTCCACTTCTACAACTATTCCAGACCCTACTAACTCATCAGCTACACCGCTCAAGGCTTCTAGCAATTCAGCTGTGGCAAGTTGCGGGTCTTTGGCACCATCTTTGATCAAGGTGCTTAATTTGATTACTATAATTTCTTCATATATCTTGGCCATATCAGTTCCTTAAATATCAGGTAGTAACTCACGTTCTACCGTGTCTGACATCACCCCAATAACATAATTTGTTGACTCTGATTCCTGTAAAGCAGTTTGCTTTTTGTTGATGTTAACATGTTTGTTAAACCAGGGAATCGGCGTAGTTTTAGGATGGTCTTCAGTATATTTAATGCCAATTTCCTTGAGTCTTGTAAAAGCTGTGTAGTCAACAAAGTCTTTGAGTATTTGACTGTTCAGACCAATTACTACACCTCGCTTGAACAAATAGTCAGCCCAGGCCTTTTCTTCTGCTATGACTTCCATGTACATGGCATAAACCTCGGCGCGACAGTCTTGTGCGGCTTGAGCAAAACGTGGATCATCACGCACTACTTGGTTGATAATATAAGCAGTCCATTCAGCATGTAAGATTTCATCTTGCAGAATTAGTGCAATGATATTACCATTACCAATGAATATACGATTCTCTACCATGGCCAAACTGGTAGCAAACGACACCATAAAACGAAAAGCCTCTAGTGCGTAACTGGCATTTAGTGCCATCCAAATGGCTCGAACATGGTCTTTTTCGTTGACTAATTCTGGACTAATTTCTTTTAAACTATTTAGACGATGCAGTTCATCATAGTATCTACCCACACTGGCCGCCATGTCCACTATTTCTTGAGTGTCATGGATTTTGTTAAATTCTTCTTTAGGCACACCATAGATGTTTCTAATGATGTGGCTATAGCTTTTGCTGTGAATGGCTGTTTCGAAAAAGCTCCAGTTACTGACCAAGGCTTCAACTTCGGGAACTGAAATCACAGGTCCAAATACCTGTGCTGGTGCTCGGCCTTGAATACTGTCCAAGGCAGTTTGACGCAGTAAGTTGCTGGTAAAGATGTGCTTGACTGCGTCAGTGGCCTCTTTGAAATCAATCTTGTCTTTGGTTAATGTAATTTCTTCTGGAACCCAGAAAAAGCCACGAGCAGTTTCTTCATACCGGGCAATTTTAGGATATTTTACTTCCTCAAACCGCTGCACTGTAACTGGACCTTCTGGGTCCAGAAACATATGACGTTGCAGATAATTGGTACGTTTACTTAGGTTATATTGTGCTATACTCATAAAACACAGGCCTCGCAGGCCTCCTCCTCTGTAGGTGTGTCCATGGTTACCAATTGATGAACTGGTGCCATGGTAGTAGTGGTCAGTGCACTCTTGGCACCCACTTTATTAATCAAGCTATAATAGATTGTTTTCAAACCCCAACGATGTGCTCGCATGAGATTGCCTGCAATCACAGTGGCTGGTACTTTGTTATTTGCGTAATAGGCCGGATTGTAAAAGGTATTAGTACTCAAACTTTGATCCACATAGGCTGCAATCACTGCTGCTGTTTTAAGATAGTCCACGCAGTCGGCTTGGTCCCACATAAGTTGATAACGTGTTTTCAATCTACGATACTCAGGTACTACTTGTACAAATGATCCTGCCTTTGATTCTTTCACTGAAATCAACTCCATGGGCATTTCAATGCCATTGGTAGAGTTTAACACAACTGAACTAGATTCAACAGGGGCAACGGCCATCAAAGTTGCATTGCGTATGCCCGATCGTTTCATTCTAGTTCTCAATGGTTCCCAGTCAAGACTTGGACCGAAGTCTGTGAGCTCATTAACTGCCCGGGCGCGACGTTCCCAAGGGAATATGCCCCTACCGTAATAGGTCTGCGCCGACTTACTGCAAGCACCGCGCTCTTCAGCCAATTCTACACTCGTTTCGGTTAGGTAATAGGCCTGATGCTCCATCCAACGCTTTACTTCTGCTAAAGCTGTTGGTTCGCCGTACTTGAGGCTCCGACGAGCATGCCAATATGCTAGGTTAGTGATGCCCACCCCAAGCGGTTCAAAGTCCTGATTAGCCAGTTCGCTTTGAATGCTTAGGAAGTCTTGATAGTTTAATAAATTGCTTAGGCTGCGTACTAGCACTCGGCAAGCACGACGCATGTCTTGTGGATTTCTAAACGCTCCCCAGTTTATACTGCCAAGAGTACAAAGAGCGATTCTTCCCTCAGCATCTTCAATCCTCTGGAAAGGTCGCGTGGGTAATAATATCTCTTGGCAAAGATTTGATTGATATACTGGATCAAGCTCTGTGTCAAACGGACCTTGACGCTGAACGTTGTCAATGAACACAAGGTAGATGCGACCAGTGTCAGTGCGTTCCTTAAGTATGCCATTCTTAAAGATCTCGTCCGCTGGTAGTACCTTTTTCTTTTTTGTCGCATCGTGCTCATATTTTGCATATAACCTTTCGAATTCCTCAGTGTTTCTATAAAAGGCTTCGTATAGGTCAGGCACTTCATGTGGATCAAATAAGGTAATGTTTTCACCATTCTTAAATCTACGCCAAAACATGGCATTGATCACCACTGAGTAATCCATTTGTCTAACACGAGTTTCTTCTGTGCCTTGATTGTTTTTCAACACAATAAGGTCTTCAAACTGTGCATGCCAGATAGGAAATGTTACTGTACACGATGCATTACGTATGCCACCTTGACTGCAACTGCGTAGATCCGAGAACCATTTCTTCATAAATGGTACCAGACCTGTGTGCTTGATTTCACCATTGCGAATAGGAGCACCGAGTGGTCTAATACGACCAATCTCCAGGCCAATGCCAGCACGTTTACTGGCATACTTGGCCATCATTTCACCAGCAGCGAATATGCTATCAAGGGTATCATCACTACTGATAAGAACGCAACTACTGAACTGTTTAGTAGTAGTGCCAAGCCCAGCAAGCACAGGGGTGGCAAGAGTGAAATGACCATCTGAAGCGCACTCATAGTAGTCCTTTACATACTTTAATCTCCGATCTCGTGGTTCAGCATGAAATGCTGTAGCGGCTGCAACAGCATAGCGAACTTGTGGTGTTTCGTATACTTGCCCAGTGGCACGATTTTGTACTAGATATTTCTCACATAACTGTGCAATAGCAGCGAATGTATAATTTTCATCTTTGGCATGATCAATAAACAGATCAATGATATTCCATTCATCCTGGGTATACCACTCTAGCAATTCCGGGGTATACATTCCGGCATCTACGTTCTTCTTTACAATTTCGTAAAGTCGTGGTGGATCATAGTCGCCATATACTTCCTTACGCAACATGCTCAAACGTTGACGACCAGCCACCAGTTGATAATTAACATTGTTTATTTCTGGATTTTCAGTTTCATCAATTAGGCCAACCATGGCCTGCAACAACAGTGCATCTATGGTACTAGTGGTCATGCCGTCATGAAATTCCAGCTGCGCTTTGATTTCAATCATGCTTGGGCTAACACCGTCGATTCCCTTGCAGGCATTGCTTACCTGTCTTTGTATTTTGCTAATGTCTAGAGGTACACGTACCCCATTGCGTTTAATCACATAAATTTCATGAGTCACTTCGATTCCTTAGGTTCAATAAAGGTCAAGCTTCAAATCCTTGACGGTATATCTGTGCTTTAGTTTATATTTTTCGTCGACGAGAATTTTATTTACGACAGCATTGAACTGGAAATTAAGTATATATTTTCCCTGGTTTACCCAAACGGTGTTTAGGATATCATGCTGATCAGTGTCTTTATATATTCTGATTTCTAAATTATCTATACTGTTATTCCAATGGTCGCAGAGATACAGAGTATACAGCATTCCTAGAGCTTTTGCAAGATCACAATAGTAGTTTTCATGCACCAAAGTCCAGGGTTCTGGCCAATCTTCTACCAGGTCTGCACACAAATAATGCGTTACATATGGAGCATAACTCCATAACTGTACAGTTTGTTGAATAGCTGACTCCACGGGTAGTTGGCCGATTTCGCGGCGGAAGCTACGCCACTCGCGAAGTCTTTCTTCGGGTCTAAGATTCCACATATGGTTGAGTTTTAAGTTGCTGGATTAGTAGTGGTAGTTGTAGTTATGACGTCATGTCCCACAATAACATTACCAGTTAATGGGTAACAATCGTTGCTGAAAAATACCTGCATGTTGCCGGTAAATGGAGTGCCATTGGCATAGAAAAATGTAGGTCCTGTTATCATTATGATCCGCCTCCAAACGTTCCACCAAGTCTAATGTAATCAGTGGGACTACTAGTCGCCGATGAAGTCCATGTGGGATTAGTGGTATGGTAAACAGTTATCCTGTATCCCACTTTGCCAGTACCACCTGTGAAAAACGCTTCACCAGAGTGTGCACCTGAAAAAGTTCTAATCTGTCCACTGGCTGGTAACGGAGCATCTACGTTTGAGTCGTAGATGGTTTCTATTGTGGATGACCAAGTATCGTAAGGATCATTGGTTAAGCTAGGCTCCGATTTGCTATTAATTACTACTCTGGTAACATTGCTGATATCAACAAATTTATATCCTTGAGCATAAATTTGAGCACCACCGCCATCTACTGTGCCTGTGTCAATTTGACCAAAACTTAGATTACTAGCATACGGATTCGCGCTGAGGGTTGTAGTTGTGGTAGTAGTTCCAGGAGCTGCTGTAGTTGTGGTAGATGTAGTGGTGGTAGTAGTTCCAGGAGCTGCTGTAGTTGTGGTAGTAGTTCCAGGAGCTGCTGTAGTGGTAGTAGTAGTTCCAGGAGCTGCTGTAGTTGTGGTAGATGTAGTGGTAGTAGTAGTTCCAGGAGCTGCTGTAGTTGTGGTAGATGTAGTGGTGGTAGTAGTTCCAGGAGCTGCTGTAGTGGTAGTAGTAGTTCCAGGAGCTGCTGTAGTTGTGGTAGATGTAGTGGTGGGCCCAGGAGCTGCCGTAGTTGTGGTAGTAGTTGTACTAGCAATTCTATTTTGTGTATAGGTAAATGTAGCTTTCTCTGTGCCACTGACAGCATCTATGGTATATACAAATTCTGTACTGGTTGTGTCATTGGCCGGCGACTCAAATCTAATTGGGAAAAATACCTCACGTTGTTCGCCACTCATAATATTAAACGACACAGGACTAATAAAGACATTACTGCTCGCTGGCGCTGTGTTCACTGACATGATCACAGGGTAAAATGCCATTGGAGTACCATTGGCAGCAAACAAATAAGTATTACCTAGTGTGCTTATACTATTAGTACTAAATGCAATATTAACATTGACATTGGCAGGACTAAAATATAAATCAATATTGGCCAATGGTGGAGGTGCAGTAGTAGGTGGAGGATATGTAGCCTCAGGCAAAGCGTTGAGATAAGCTGGATTGAAATCACTTTTAACATCATAAGTTATTACACTGGCTGTACCCCGATCGTCGGCTCTGAATTCTACAACCGGTCTGGTTAATCCATCAACTACTTCATAGCGCATGTTGGTAATAATTCCAACATCGTCTTTTTCGGTATAGCTTTCACGCCATTCGCAACTATTGCTACCTGGATCAACCGCAAATTTAATTTGCCCAACACGAAATTTATTATTACGCTGTACACTGTAAAATACACGACCCTGCTTAAATCTTGGACTTAGTGCAACATTGGCACTGGTATTGTTGGTTACTGTAATACTGCGTCCAATGGTTTGATGCGAATTACCAAATTTGATCTGACTGTTTGGGTCGGTACTGATAATTTCAGTGGCACCATGAAACACTGTGGGGAAGTAATAATCATCCTTGTCATTTCTGAAAAATACATCGGCAATGCTGTGACTAGCATTGCCACTAAAGGTAATTACCGAACTTATGGGATTAGCAGTGGCTAATTGTCCACGACCAACATTTAAAAATGTATTGGTGCTGGTCAGCACACCTTTGAGATGAGGTTCAACTCTGATGCCTTCCTTGGCTATTCTATCAAATACACTGTCAGTGATTCGGGTACTAGCATGCGGAGGAGCGGCTGTAAACGTGGTGAAAAATACACCATAATAACTATTACTAAAGGTACAGCGTGTAACACTTACATCACTAAGTCCAATATTACTGCTTAATAATAAATTGGTGCTAGATCCTGAAAAATCACATTCAACTACTCTAATAGATTTAGCGGCCAAGTATGTACTTTTGAACGCTACACCATTGCTGATAGAACTAGTGGTTGGTGTGGTTAAGTTACCAATGAATCGACACCTAAACAAACTTACATCACTGGCACTTTCAAACAGTGCAATGTCTCGATCAAAGGTGTTTTCAAACGTAATATTATTAATGGCAATAGGACCAGGTGCCATGCCGTTGCTGTTAATACGCTCATCAAAGATACCGGTACTGGTTGTGCTTTTAATCAAGCAAGTAGAGGCTGGGCTCATTTGCCTGATAATAACAGCACCTTCACCGATACCATTCAAATAAGTAAATGGCGGTAAACGCAGTTCTCCATAGACCACGTAAACACCAGGATAAAAATTTACATGTCGTCTGGTAGGATAATTAGTGAAAGCACCCAATTTATTATAAACTTCGTCAATAGCACGTTGTATGGCATCTAGATCGTCAGTGAAGCCGTCACCTACAGCACCAAAGTCTTTTACATTGATAAAGTCGTCTAGCTTGTCCTGTAGACTGCGTAAAGTAGGACTTAGTATAGTAGGTCCGCTTTGTGCATCATAACCACCTAACAGGCCGCGAAATCTATAGGTAAATGTGGCTAAACCATTGGTACGGAGGCTGTGTTCTGTGAGTATTTCAGTGTTACCAATATAGGGACTGCCTTCATCTAAATTACCATTACCAATGAATAATCTTAGTTTGTCAACAGCCCATCCAAATTCGCCGCCGGCTAGCTGACCTAGGTCCTGTAATAGGCCTTTGCGTACTTGAATTTGACTTATCTGTAATACAGCCATGTGATCCTGTCCCCTATTGAGTATTTACCGTAGGCGATAGTACTCGCTGACTCGATCACACCAACGCTGAGTCCAATGGTCAAAGTCTTGGGGTTCTAAGACAAATTCTTGGTACTCTGGTTCAGCATTGTCAGCAGGTTTTACACACATCATGATCACACCTTTGCGTATGTTAGTGCCATAAACTTCATTGTGTGCCAGCGCATAAGCTGTGATTTGTAGAAAATAATCATCGACCCACTCTCTGCGCTTGGGCTTGTTGCTTTGTTTAAAATCCAGAATAGCTTGTTCACCATTGTGCACACCTACACAGTCTGTGGTACCGGCATACAGTTCTGGAAAGTACAGTGGAACTTCATTGCCCCATACTTCAGACACGTTGCAAAGACCAGATTCAATGATCTTCATGGCCATTCGATGACTGCGTTGGCTTTCTGGATGTGAACCTGGTGTGCCTGCTAGGCCAGTTTGCACATAAGTTTCCAGCCATTTGTGCATTCTTGTGCCACGACCGGCTGCTTCTGTGGTAATGGCCTGTGCTTGCTGCTCGCCTACTCTACGACGCCATTCGGCTAGAGCTTGACGTGCTTCTGCAGGTTTGGTACGATCAAGTATGGTGGTAACCGAAGGAACTCGATCACCATTTGGAGTAACATAATAGCGTACTCCATCTATACTTTGTCGGTTTATTGAATGATAGTTAAATTTATTGTTTAGCATACTATTGACTATAATAGCATACTAGGACCTAAGTTGCAACAGTTATGTACGCTTTTTCGCAGCTCTTTTGGCCATAGATGCTACTGTGGCTTGTGGATTGGCGCTAGGCTCATCACGATCACGGTCGGGACTAGTTATGTCAATGGGCTCTTCATCGTCAGGGTCCATTGGATGCAAGTGCACATAACGCACGCCGAAATCATCTGTGCTGATGCTCTTAATCAAATTCTGCACAGCTGGATTATCCTTTTGAGCGTCCAACAACAGATCCACGTTAAACATCTCACTACCTGGCTTCTTTCTAACCAAGTTGACCAGACTGTCTACACGAATTTGATCAGTTTCGCCTCTTAGTGTTTCCAGCGTGTTGATTAAGTTATTGGTTGAGGGTGTGATATCCTCAACCATAAACTCATGTGCTCTCATTAACGCTTTTCTCTGCCAATGGGTTCTGTGCCGCCAGCAGCAGCGTCGGTACCAGCAAACTCGTCGGGTGCCATATCAGTGTCTAGGTCACTGGGTTCACCTAGTGTAGGAGCAGCAGAAGGCATATCTAAACCACTGCCGGGCATGCCCGCACCGCCCATCATACCTGCACCTTCTTCGCCGGCTAGTTGACGAGCTGAAGAATCAGCAGTTTCACGAGCAGTGGCTAGCTCTTGACTGATACTTTGTAGTAGGTCGCCCATGGCTGACTTGAACTGATCGGCTTCTTGCATGCCAATTTGGTCACGGATGGTATCAATGAGAGCTGGTAGTTGTTCTACCTGCATCTTGCTAACTTTTTCAACCATGTCCTGGATGCTGTCCACCATGTCTTTGGCTGCGAGTATCGCTTCGCTCTTGCCCATCTCGCTTTCCATAAGATGCTGGTTTTCACGCATCCATTTACCTAGGCTTTCACGCACCATGAGTAACTCCATGTACTTGGGATTACGTTCAGCAGTGTGTACGCCATAGCTACGACGGATACGAGCAATGTTTTCTGAAACTAGATTGTTAAGCTGTTGAGCTTTAGAGAATGTTAGACGATTGTAGTCTAAGCTAAATCCGAAACGGCTTTGCATAAGTGAATTCATCCTTTTAGAAGAAGCTGCGGGATTAATATCAGATAGGTTCATAATGGTATTCCTAAAGGTTATAGTATTTAGCCATCTTCAAAGTTTTCGCCAATAACTGCTTGTGATGTTGGAGCTGCATTTGAGTATGATTATACCTACACAAATAGAGATCTTGCTGATGTGTATTACGACGTTGAGAGGCCTGCTGATATCTAAGTTTAAATCTTTGGGTTTCTTGGGTTAATCGTGTGATGTTTTGATCATGTGTCAACAGCTGATCGGCCACTTCACTGCGTCCTATTTGCTGTAGTACAGCATACAACAATGCAGATTCCTGATCGGTGAATTCTAGTTCACGATCATTGTAGCGATAGATCATGCTCCATGAGTCATGATTGCGCCTTACTGCATAATTGCCAATTAAAAATCCAGCATTACCCAGTGGAACAATTATGGGCTTTTGACGATCGGCGTTGGTTTTGTCTAATAGAGCTTGCAGTTCTTTGCGTGTCCAGGTACGCACTCGGCGTACCTCTGCACGCACTGCTTGTTCAATGGTTGACTTGTTTGCGATAATGGATTTGTCCATCTGTGTTTTTTCTTACTAAGACACCTTTGTTAACTAGTTGATTTGCTAGAACCTGTTCACGTTCGGTCAGGTCCTGTTTATTGATTGTGTGTTCAGCATTGTCAAAACGGGACAAAACATCCGACTCTTCATTAGTTATGGGCATTCTGAGCCCATTGATAAATTCTACTATTTTCATCGATTAAGTGCTACTACCAGTGTAACAATAGCTCCGATCAATACCACAATTAGGCTGGTACCAATGGTAATCAATTGTTTATTGTGTTTATCGGTAGCGTCCGACAAACTGTTCTTGATTTCTGAGATCATTCCTTCCATTGATGTAACTTTGCTATCTAGAGTATCTAATTTCATGTTCAATTGACGGTAACGCTCTGCACACAACTCCACATGGGCCTCCAGATTTTCTTTTTCTATACTGCTCGTAGTCATATTTAGGTTTCCAGGCAATAGGTAAGGCTAGACTTAAGCCGGCCATTGTTACTATTTAATCCATTTGCCTAATATATAGGTTCTTTAAGATACCATCACTACAAAACACCGAATAAGGCAAACTCACAGTTTCATTTAATCCTGTGATAACAGGTACATTATCAAAGTCTCGATATAATTGTGCCACTGAATCGGCGACATGATAATCAGCTTGAAACATAAATTTCCAACATTGTTGCTGCCCACGATAGTAACTACCAAAATCATGAGCAGACATTTGTACTAATTTTGGATCTCCGGGCATTGCTATGATCTGCACCTGTTGGCGTAGGCTAACTATCTGGTGAGCTGTTTCCCAATTACGTTGTTGATTTCTAGCAGGTTGATTTTCTGTGTTATTGTTTATTTCCCCGGTAGCAGTAATATCTATCAGAGTGTATACAGCATAGGTCTTCATATACGATATTTACTAGCAGAAAACACAGCCAATAAAAAAGCCCTACTAGGTAGGGCTTAGGGTTGCAACTGATTCTAAATTAGAATGTTAAGTTGCTGGTTGTGATGCCAGTCATTGGTGTGTTAGCAGCATTGCTGATGTCTGCACCTTCAATAACCATGTTTACTGCTGTGCTGCTGGCTGCTGTAAATGCACCAATAGCTGTGATTGTGCTAGTAGACTGAATAGCTTGAACTAGAGCTTCTAGGTCTGCCTGGCTCATTGCTGTACCTTTTGTAAAGGTCTTGAAATATAGATCACGACCTACTTGCTCCATCGGAGCTGCTGCACCATTAACTCTTGCGAATACGGCCATTTTAATTTCCTTTCTAAATGTTTACGCTTTCACGTATGTATTTATTTATCAAACTGGCTACTTTTTAGCAGCGAAACCACCAAAGTGAGCAGCACCAAAACCGCCTCGCTGTACCAACTTGACCAATCCAGCACGACTCGGTATCACAAAACCTTCGCCTTGCGGTTGTCCTGAGACATACTGCTGCATGCCTTGAACCTGTGATTCTAGCTGTTGAGCAAGATTTTCCTTAAGTGCACTAATCGCATTCCAAATCTTAAACACAGCATCAAGTCCACGACGATTTGTCACCAAATATCCATCACCTTCACCAACTAGAAACTTGTACTGTTTGGCACTGACATTAGAGCGTAGCCAGTCGGCCAACGGTAAATTAGTTCTTTGTGTTTTAAATTGTCCTAGATACTTTTTCAGTGCATCGCGAACTACATTTGGTGTGCCAGCTAGAAACTGATCAGCCAGTGGTCCTAGTTTACTCACTGCCACTGTGGCTGCTTGTACCAGTTGCACAGGATTTTTCAAAGCAAATTTCAAACCCATGTTAGGAGGTATCACAGTTACTTGTGCATTAGGTGTAAGCCCACGCCCATCCCAAGGCGCACCCTCGTATTGATGTACCACAATCAGTGCTCGGCGCCCGGCAATTAACTTGCCTAGGTCGCTGTTGACTGGTACATGGTACTCTACTGTAACTGGTTTAAACACAAATTCATTGTTAACAGGTTGTAGTGGTCCTACAAACATGAGATCACCTTTAAACACGCCAGGTGTGGTGCCTACTGCCGCTTCAAGTCCAGGCCAGATTAGGTTAATTTTTCTGTATAAATCACTGCGATTGGCTCCACGATCTTGGTCGTATTTGATCCAATCGGCAGGAGTTTTAGGATAGAAATTCTTGGCCGGCATATACTTGTCGGCGATGAAAAACTCTCCGCGCTGATCTCGGCCAAAATACAGAGCGATTTCGCCATCCCATTTAATAGTAGCAGATCCTGGATTGCCAATGATTTCTCGTAGTGCTTCTACATACCGAGCAGCACTGGCACTGCTGTCAAAGATGCTGTCCTCTGGGTGCGGAATCCTAGGACCTTCGGCAGCTTCTACTAGGTATTCGGTATAGGTTTTCATGCTAATCGATCACTGATTTGTCTAAACCAAGCGGCTGTGCCTGGTTGTGCTGTTTCTGGTAAACGCAGTATGCCTTTGGCTACATCCTGACGTGCTTGAGCTAGTTTGCCTTCTCGATCTGGGTCTGTGGCCAAGGCTGACATTATGCTTTTAACCGAATCTAAATCTTTTTCTTTGGCTTTAGGGTTCAACAATATTTTGGCCACTTCTTTTCTAGTTCTACCAACTACTTCATTGGTATCACGTGTTAGCAACTTGGCACCAAACGCATCAAACTTTAGATTTTTAAATTTAGCCAAACTGTTAAGTAGTATGAATACTTCACTGCCACGGAATTCAGGATCACCATAAGCACCACGCGGTCCATGTTGATGCCAAGGCGCTACCACAGCAGCATCAGGAATAACCATGACATCTACTTGTGCTAGCCCAGGTTCACCAGTGTGCGTTTTATAAGGAATACCTATGTGTACGTTACGTCCACTAACCACACTTTGAATATTTTGTTTTTCAAAATGTTTACGTAATAGTTGTTTAGCATCTTTAACTGGATCTTGACTTTGACCTGTGCTGAAATATTCAACCACTGCATCAGCATCTACCATGAGATCGATATCACCAGACTGTACTTTATAACCAGCACTGCCGATATCGGTTTGCAATCCACGAACAAGTTCATTGGGCAATAGATTTTTAGCCTGTGCAACCACAGTGGCCACATCTTGTTTGGCCACTGGGCGACTGTTGGGGATTGCGTTTCCGCCTTCAGTTAAATTCATTTTGGTTTAGCCTGCACTCGTTGCTGGCTCAATAACTTAGCTGTTATTGCTGGTAGCCAATCAGCAGGCATTGTTTTCACTAGTGCATTCACTACTTCATCGGGCGACCTGTATTGGGTTTTTGGTGCAGTAGGTGCAGCTGGTTTTTCAGCAGGTGGTGCAGTATCCTGCGGAATACTAGGTTCAATAGGTCCTCTGATTCCTGTTCTGTCAATGGTTTCAGGTCCTTGACCTGCACGAGCACGCCAATATTCTTCGCTGCGAGCCCGAATGTAGTTATACATGTTTCTAGTGTCTTTGGCTGTTTGCAACTGTGGAGGAGCAATTGTGCTAGGACCAGGTACTTTGTCTTTGAATTTTGTATTGCTCCAGTTTATTAATTGCTGTTCGATTTGATCCGGTGTTGCTCTAGGACTAATAGTACTCAACACACCGGCCCAATCAGCATAAGCATCTTTGGCCACTGAGTCAACTTCCTTTTGAAATTTACTAGCAGCTCGACCGGCGGTCCAGCCAGTGGTAGCTCCTTGCCATGCACCTTTAATACTGTCAAATGAACCTTCAGTGATAACTTCATTGGTTTTCATCTTTTATGCGCCTTATGCCACGTGCGAATTTAGTTGAGTCGCCGCTGCGTATACTATTAATTAATCTACGCTCAAGCTCACCAGCAGTTTCCATATCATAGTTTTCTTTGATAAACTGCAACAGATGAATAGCACTTTGTATAACATTACTGGCGCGAGATTCCACAAAGTTCTCTTTGTCTCTGCTCAAGCCCATGGTGTCTAATTCTGTTAGTATGCTTCTGGTACGCCTCTGCACTAAAATTCCCCCAGTAGTATATTTATAATGATACCAAAGTTATACCTGCTGAGATTTCAACCCGGACAACATGGTACGCAATTTAGAGGATTCAACTTCTACACCACGCACAGGTGCTGCATCTGTTTTCTCTGCCACAGTGCTGGCACTTTTAATACGATCCATTACTGCACTGGCTGTGCTCTTATACCCTGAATCGCCAGAATCTGAAATGCCAGGGTCAGTGATACGCATGGTTTCTATGCTGTAGTCTAGATCAATCTTCATACCTACACCAGTACTGCTACGTGACTTCATGCACTGTATTTGATACTTGCCACGTTCACGCATGGCTCTACTGGTAAAAATACCAAACACATTATCTGCTGTGTTAATTTTACTGATACCACCCGAAATATGACTATGATCAAACTCTACTTCTTCCACAGCACTTCGATTCAACTGCGATGCAGTGATCATGAGCATGCCTAATTCTTTGCTGAGGTTACGCAGTTCTTCTGATACATACTTGTCTTTGACAAATAAATCGTTAGGTGATACTTTAGCCGATACTGGCATCAACAAGTCTAAGTAATCAATCATCACAAAGTCTACACGAGTATTGGTTTGAATTTGATATTCTTTCAAATAACTGCGTATGTCATTGATCGTACTTTGTGCCGGCAAATACTTGATACGATAACTACCGGCCCGTTTACTAGCCATTCTTACTTTTAAGGCTGTGTCATCAATGCTTTTGCGAATTTCCTTGGTGCTCATGTCGTTTAACATGGCGTCTGTACGCAAGCTGGTTAGTTCTTCACTGAGTTCTAAGGTAATATACACACCATGTAAGCCTTGCTGTAACCAGTTTAATGCAATGTTCATCATAACCAAGCTCTTACCAGATCCAGAACCACCAGCAAAGATATTGAGTTCCCCACGACTGAAACCACCATACATGATCTTGTCTAGTTGTGGCCAACCTGTGCTGACTTGTCCACCGGAATTAAAGTATCGGTTAATACGAGCAGCAGGATCGCCCCAGTAATCAGTGCCTAGGTCTTTGGTCAAACTGATTTGCACTGCATCCTTGATCATCTTTTCTACAGGATTGAAGTCACCTTTTTCAATTAGGTCTGCAGATTTTAAGATAGCACGCTCTAGCTCTTGTCTACGAGTAAAGTTTTCAAACTCCTCCATGAACCAGTCTAGGTGACCAGAATTTAATTCAGGAACTCGATGCAGCTCAACACCAGTTACTGCTCTGATTTGTTCTATGTTAGGCAATATACTGTGTTTGACAGCATGGTCAATGATAAACTTAGCAGCTTCACGTATGCTGCGATCAAAGTTTTCTGCGTTGTAGATGTTTTGTACACGCACAAAACTCTGTGCATCTGTGAGCATGATTTCCAGAAACAGTTTCTGAATTTCTAGGTTATATTCTTTTTTCATACTAACTATATAGCTTTCTGCGTTTAAGTTCAATTTTAAGACGACTGGTTTCTCGACCTTCTAGAACAGCTTTGAGCACAAACAATTTTCCATAGCGTACTACTGCTTCGTTGATGTCTTTGCAGGTTTCATGCCACACAGGAAAACTCACTGTCCATGCGTACTCTTGTGCTCGTGTAATTAACTGTGCACCTGCGCGGTCACGGTCTGGTACCAGAATGATTTCTCTATTCAATGATTCTATTAGGTCTGCTTGTATAGAACTACAGTCATTGCTGAGCACTGCTACACCATCTATGCTCATGGCATCAAAAGGTCCTTCGGTTACTATGACAAATTGACTGTCGGCAGCTTGTTGATCCAGGTTATACACATAGTTGGCACTGTACTGGCTATAGTATTTGGGTTTGATTGTGGGTTCCCAGGTTCTGGCTGTGTAGCCAATGACATCATTGTTCCAGGTAAATGGTATGATCACACGTCTATTAAGGTTATGTTCGGTGCGAGCACTGACCAACAGTGGATAACGATCCAAGTCAATGGCACGATCCTGGCAGTAAGCTAGTGCAGTTGCATCTGTTTGCACTAGATCAATGTCTGGAGGCAATGCTCTACTTTGAAATTCAACTTCAACAACTTCGGGTTCTGGTGCAGCAGCGCCTACCAAATCTCTAACACGCACTGATTCAATGGTTAGACGCCGTATTAAATTTTCATCAGCACCTAACCACGTTAGTAATCTTATGAACCTGTATCCTAGATAGTTACCAGGTCTATAACCAGTTTTATATTGACAGTTGAAACAGTGGTAGGTTACAGATCCGTCTGGTGCAGTAATTATACCACCACGACTTCGGGTATCAGCAGATTCGCCGCGATGTTGACAGCAAGGAGCATTAAAAGATATCCAGCCACTGGGACTACGCCTACGTCGTGCAGGCAGTAATTGTAGAGTGGCATCTTGAACGGCAGTCAACATCTTTAGCAGTATATATGAATACTGCTAAACAGTCAATGAATTAGGCTAAACAGGTGGTCTCATGGCTCCTAATGCTCTGGGCGCACTGGCTGGCGGAGCAGTAGTAGTAGGAGCCACCGCAGGCCATATTTCAAATGAAATGTTAAGCATGGTATTAGAACTAGCAGCATACCAACCATTATGCCAAACCTGATATGTAGTTTGACTATTATTGTTAGTCAATGCTAATCTAAATCGCGTAGCATCATAGGGCAATACCATGATCTGGTTAGTCCAATGTCCAGGCATAGCCATACCACCAGTAGCCGGAATAAAATAAATGGCCATATTTTGCACATCACCAGTCCATAAGTTATCTGTAAAAACAGGATGATATGTGGTATTAAAAGCCATGCCTGCGGGTAATGTCAGTAAGTATCCGCCGGTGCCTGCTTGCCCACCAGCAAAACCAAATTTATAAGTTATTCTGGCTTTGTCGCCTATGCGCTGTGTTTCTATACGTTGCACAGTCCTAGTCCCAGTAACTGGTTGATTATGTGTGGATCCAAAAATAATAGTATTTTCAACTACTGTGTTAGCGATACCAGAGCCAGCTGGTCCAGTGGCACCTGCAGGTCCTTGAACGCCAGCTGGTCCTTGCAATCCAGTTGCGCCGGGTTCGCCGTTGACTCCAGCTGGTCCTTGCAATCCAGTTGCTCCAGTAGCACCTGGTGCACCATTCTCTCCGGCTGGACCCGGAACACCTTGTGGCCCAGTGTCTCCTTTATCACCCTGTGGCCCTTGAGCCCCGGGCTCCCCATGGACAGCAGTTACTTGCGGTGTAGGTTGAGCAATAGTGCCTTTCCATTTAGTTCCATCAAATGTATACTTCACACCATTTGGTGTAGTGTGTGTATCACCGGATTGAGGGTTCAGTGGTAAGTTGTTAATCATGCGATTTCCTAAACATTGTTAAACTAGTGTAAATGTGATACCAAATGCTGGATTGTAATCGGCTCGTGTTGTATATCCAGCATCGGTTCCGCCTAATTGAGTAGGCAAGTTGGTGACTTGGTTAGTTACACTAGTGGAACTTCCAACTATGCTGTAACTTAATGTGGTAAAGGCAGGTAATCCGCCTACAGTGGCAGTTCTATTTGTGCCTCCATTGCCCGGCGATGCTGTACTGGCTGTGTACAATGGACCTGGGCTACGAATTACCAAGAAATACCGATAAGCTGGAACAACAAATTCAACGTCAGTGACTCCAGTATAAGTTTGGCCGCCAACCACTGAACTTTGTCCGATTAGTTGTGAGCCGAATATCGGTGCACTAAAACTACCAATGGTGTTTTCCAATGAACTAACTGAAAATTGCCAACGCCATGTACCACCAGTTTGCGAAGTTGAAATCCCTAGACTGGTTGTGGCTCCACTGGCGATTTTTATTGCGCGATGTGCGTACATGACTTGTATTATAGGACGAACTGATGCTGTAAAATTACCGCCAGGATTACTGGTTCCTGCTGTATACCATATGGTATTATCACTCCAAGCTACCTGTGTGCCCAACGATAATGCCGGATCACTGACACCTGCAGATATCAAAATTCTGCGTCGTCGTCCAAAATTACTTACAGCAGTAAATGAACTAAACACTTTAGAATCCTGACAACTGGCCTAGTACCGTATAGGTCCCAGATGCATTAAGCACACTAAAAGTTAATGTATCAATTCTGTTAGCATTGGCTGTAGGCAAGGTATTGCCGGCCCAGTTTATGGTTTGTGCCACACCTCCAATCTGTACAGCATTGGCATAATAAGCAGTGGCACCTTGAACAATAACTAAGGTAATTGCAGTGGCATATCCGCTTGCTAAACTAAGATTGGCAAAGTTAGCTGTCCAATTAGCACTAGGCGTAGTGTGCCTAAAGATTTGGTTATTGGTACAATCATGTGTAACAACACCAGTGGCATTGGATAAACTAGTAAACGATTCATGAACACCGCTCATTTTACTAGTGCCGGTGAACGTAGGATTAGCAATAGTAGGGGAAGGTCCTACCGCTGGATTACTATCTACCCAAGCCGAACCAGTCCAAATGTATGTGTTACCATCATCAGTGTCATAGTAAAGTTGACCAGTTACTGGACTGGCGGGCGGTACGCTTTGAACTGCGGCTGCTGCTCGTGTCCATGCGGTTTTCTGAAATGTACCATCACTGAATGTTATGCCGGGCCAACTAACAGGTGCTGGACTCACATCCATAGCAGTTTGTGGTAGTGTTAGATTACCATCTGTACTAAATTTCCAAGCAGTATCATTGACATCAATAGATGTACCACCTAAACTGTAATCAGAAGTTTGTAAGGTTATCGGAAAGCTATGTCCTGCAGTGGAGTCATCGTATCCAAATTGTATAACACTGCCAAGTAAACTGGTGCATCTAGCTGTTGTAAAAGTTTGTGTAGTAAGATCTGAGTATGTTATTGTTATTGGATGGTATAAATTATATTGGGCATTGCCGAACCCACTAGTTGGGTCAATTAATGCTAGTAATTGAGCGTTTGACCCTAGATCAATAACAGTCAGTCCTGAAACAGCACCAGTATTTGTATTACCATAAAGATCTTGTGTAAAAGTTTGTCTATATCCAGTGGGTGCTAGCGTCGCTATCTTTGTGTTATTTGGTAGTGCTAAATTACCGCTGGTGTCAAAAGTCCAAACCTTATTACCACCAGCATAACTAAGCGCGGAAATCTTAACATTGCCACTGTTCATCATAATGTTAAAGGCATCATTGAAGTCAGTGGCATTAGTGTCGGTACCTTGAATATAGATAAATCCAGAATTACCGCTTGTATGTGGGAACCCCAATGTAACTGCTTTATCTACTTCTGCTGAGGGCATTTCCATGCCAGATCTAACATAGTTACCGGTAATAGTATCTACTTTGAATAAAAATCTCTTGTCAATGTCTATGTCGGGTCTGAGCTGAATGGCATCACTTATGCCACCAATGCTTGATCCGTATATATTTCTACCAACTTGGATGTTGCCCGACTTCAACAAATTAGTATCGGAACGATAAGTCAAATCAACATCGGCTCTGGGATACTGAGCATTGGTTCTGTTTTCTACAAACACTGGGTAATAGGTAGTAGTTAAGCCATTGGTATCAACTATGTCAATTCTGTCTGTGGGCCCAGTTGCACCTACATTGCCAGTGATCCCAGTGGCACCTGTTAGGCCAG